TAAGAAGAAATAGAATGAACAAAACTGAACAACATAAAAAGGCAATTATAGAAGCGTTGGAGAAATCTCTTGGAATAGTTACTACTGCTTGTAAAACAGTTGGTGTTGGTAGAACTCAATTTTATAATTGGCTAAAAGAAGATGAAGCGTTTGCTATTGAAGTCGAGGATATACAGAATATAGCTTTAGACTTTGCAGAGAGCCAACTTCATAAACAGATTGGAGATGGTAATACGAGTGCTACAATATTTTATTTAAAGACTAAAGGAAAAAAAAGAGGTTATATACAGAAAATAGAACAAGAGCATACTTTTGTAGAACAACAATTATTTGAAGATTATAATGGATAGTAATACTTTTATAAAAACTACTGCCATAAGTAAAATAATGAAGTTAAAGAATAGGAAGAAAGTAATACAAGGCGGAACTTCTGCCGGAAAGACTTTTGGAATTATACCTATCTTAATTGACTACGCTATTAAGCACCCTATGACAGAAATTAGTATTGTGTCGGAATCGTATCCGCATTTAAGAAGAGGTGCTATGAAAGATTTTCTTAAAATTATGATGATGACAAATAGGTTCGTCCCGGATAGGTGGAATAAAACCGGGAGCAGATACAGATTTCATAACAAATCTTATATTGAGTTTTTTAGTGTAGACCAAGAACAAAAGGTTAGGGGTGCAAGAAGAAACGTATTGTATGTAAACGAAGCAAACAATATAGACTTTGAAACTTATAATCAATTAGCCATAAGAACCGATGGAGACATCTATTTAGATTATAACCCGACTGCTGAATTTTGGGCACATACGGAAGTTATGGATGAAGACGATGCAGATTTTATTATCTTAAACTATAAAGACAACGAGGCTCTTTCAGAACAGATTATTAATGAAATAGAAAAAGCAAGAGAGAAAGGAAAGACTTCTGATTATTGGAAAAATTGGTGGAACGTGTACGGTCTTGGCAGAATCGGTTCGTTACAAGGTACTGTATTCCCTGACTTTGAAGAGATAGATATGCCGGAAGACGCAAGGCTATTATATTACGGTTGTGATTTTGGTTACTCGACTTCTAAGTTTGCAGTATTGGGAGTCTATAATTGGAACGGTAGAAAGGTTTTAAAGGAGTTTGTTTACAAGAATGACCTGACCAACCAACAAGGTGCTTTAGCTTTAAAGGATGCGGGGTATGAGCGTGGAGTAGTTTATTGTGATTCTGCCGAACCGAAGAGTATAAAGGAAATGCAATTAGAAGGAATACAAGCAGTAAAGTGTGATAGCAAACAAGACATAAGAGGCTTCGCTATTCAGTCTTTAAACCAAGATAGATTTTATGTAGATAAAAATTCTAAAAACTTGATAGACGAATTAAGATATTATGTCTACGATAAGAAAACCGGAAGACCAAAGAAAACAGAGAAAGACCATTTAATGGATGCTTTACTTTACGCTATTGGGAGTGGAGACAAATATAATGGAATATACAGATAGTGCACGTTTTAATGTAAATATCGAAAAAACACCCCCCCCCTTGTAAAAAATAAATATATTATAATAGGGGGGTGTAAAAACAGAAATTTTAAACAATATGGAATTAAAGATTAAAAAGAACATAAAGGATTTAGATTTAACTTATGTTAATTGTTATCATTTTATTCACGAAACTAATGAGGATTGGAATATAGTCAATAAGATTAAATTAGTTAATTTATACACAAGAGTAGATGTAAGCGAAGTAATTGTTTCAGATATTAATAAAGCATTTAATATAATTATAGAAGTGCTCGGAAAGTATAAACAAAAAGAAATACCATTAATATTGGAATACGATGGTAAGGATTACGAATTACAAGACGACTTTTTTAAGCTACCGGCAGGTTGGTATATTGATTCTTCGAGTGCAAACTTTAAAGAAGTACCGGAGTTACTACCGGCATTTGCATATATTGAAAAGGGAATGAAATACGCTGAAACAGACGAACATTCAAATGTTATTAATCCACTTAAAAAACGTGCCGAGATGTTTAAAAAGAATATGAATGTTTCACAGTATTTAGACTTAACCGGTTTTTTTTTGCACAGACAGAACTTGTACAATCTTTCCTACACCCTAATGAAAAGCAATCCGATAAAGGAAAAAAAGAAAAGGCTTTTCAATGGGAAGAGATTATTCATGCGATGTCTCAAGAGTATAAAACAGATTGGGAAGAGATTACTAAAATGAATATAGTTACCTTTAATCACAAACTAAAGTTTTTAGAACACTTGCAAAAAGAAAGGATTAAAGCTACAAAACAGAGATAAATACAGTCTATTTATTATGGCAGTAAAAGATTTCGATTGGTTAGGAGAAACTACTAACAAAGTCATAAAGAATTTAAGAGCAGAAGCCGGAACAGAAGTTGAGCAAACTATTTCGGATTGGTTAAAACAAAGAATTGAAGTTGCTCAAAGTGTTTTAGATGAACCGAAAGGAAGTAATCCTTCGAGAGATTCAAACGCAACCGGAAGTTTAAGAGCATCTATAAGACCTGACAACTTTATTACAAATGCAGAAGAGGTTCTTGTTAAAGTTATAGCAGAAGATTATTGGGACAGACTTAATCAAGGTGTAAACGGAACTACAAAAAATTGGGGAAGTCCATATAGTTTTAATTCTTTAGGAGTAACTGACGAATTTAGAAATAGAATAAAAACTTGGACACGAGACAGAGGTATTACTCCAAGAGAAAATGGAATGAGCCAAGAAGATTTAGCTTATGTTATAGCAAAATCTATTAGAAAAAATGGAGTTATGCCTGTTCCTTTTATGGATGAAGCATTTTCTATTGAAGCAATTAAAGACTTAGCAGATAGGCTTGGTAAAACCGTAAAAAGAATATTTGAATAATGGCAATCACAATAACACAATCTCCGCAGATAATAACTCCTTCTGATAATCCAATAACTTGGGTATTTCAATCCGACCAAACCGCACAAGTAAACTTCTACTTTATGGTTGAGGTACAAATAGCAAACCCGACTACATTCGTTGCAGTAGAAAGACATAAGATATTTCCTGAGTCGGGAAGCTTTGCACACTTTGATGCTTCGAGTATTACGGAAAGATATGCGAATGTAAATAGTTTTGACTCAAGCCAAAGCTTATTAAGTGTAAAAATAGTATTAACAGAATATTATAACGGTTCTGTTGGAGCAAGTGCTACAAGTAGCTCTGCATTATTTTGGAAGGCAAGATTAAAAAAGAAGGACTTTGTAAATTACAACTATACTGATTACTTTCTTAATACGGTTGGAAGTGTTAAGTTTCTAACCTTCGAACCAAGAGGGACTGCAAAGGTAAAACAAGCTGATTTATTTTATTTGTCTATTTTAACAAATGGAAATGCAGTAGATTTTTCGATTAATACATACCAAGCAAACGGAACTTTAGTAGACAATGTTGTATTAAGTGGTATTGGTTCGGGACTTAATTATTTTACCTTATGGTGTGGAGTAAATACCTTAATTAATTTTAACGGTGTAGATTTTACCAATGCAACTTATTACACTATTGAAGTAAGTAATGGGGTTGGAAGTAGTGAGGTTTTTAGAATAGACTTAGATACAACTTGTTTATATTCTACTTCTACAAGGTTACATTTTCTAAATACATTAGGGAGTATTGATTCATATACATTTGGATTGCTTACAAGAGAAAAAACAGAGGTTAAATCATTTGGTTACGAAAGACAATTTGGAAACTTTAATTCTTCAAACGATTTTGTTTATGATGTAAAGGATGGAACTGTAATTGACTTTCTTAAAACTTCTTCAAAGTCTTTAGAAGTTACAAGTGATTGGATGAAAGAGAACGTACAGAATTGGTTAAGTAAGGAATTATATATGTCTCCTATTGTTTGGACAGAAGAGAATGCAGAACTTTATAGATGTAAGGTTACAAACACGAGTTACGATAGAAAAATACAAGAAACAGATATGGTATTCCAAGAGGTTGCGAAAATAGAATTAGAAACTGAAACTTCTGTAAATGTCTAATTACCTTTATATAAATAACGAGCAGATAGATTTGGATAGTGAGATACCTATGCCAATAAGTTTTTCTATTGGAGATTTTAAGAATCCTGAGAATAGAAAAAGGAGTGTTTCAAAAACTATAACCATACCCGGTACTCAAAATAACAAGAGGATATTCTCAAACGCTTATGAGTTAAGTCTGACAAATGAATTGGGAAACTTAGGATTTAACTTTAATACGAATGCAAAAGTAGGAGCAAGATATTTAAGAAACGGTGTACCAATCTTTATTGGATTGGCAAGGCTATTAAGCGTAAAGATTTCTAAAGGTGTTTATTCATTTGAGATAGTTTTATTTTCAGATGTTGTAAATATGATTAAGGAAATGAACGACATTAACGTTTCAGAATTAGATTGGAGCGAATATAACCATACTTTAAACGTGGCTAATGTTTCTAATAGTTGGGACACAAGTGTAATAAGAAACGGTACTGCTACTTCAAATTATGATGCTTCGAAAAAACCTTTAGGCTTTGGGTATTGGTACCCTATTATAGATTTTTCGTATAACAATATTAGTAATTGGACAATTAATATAGAAAACTTAGTCCCGTATTTATATGTTAAGGAAACTTTTGAGAAGTGCTTTGAGAATATAGGTTACACTTTAGATTCTAACTTTTTAAATGAAGATATGATTAAGGCTTTAACTTGGGGTTTTGGTGGTGGAGAAAAGGAAATGATAACCGCACCCGATGTTGCAGATAGAAGAGTGGCACGTTTGTTTAATGCAAATATTGTAACTCAATATCCTTCACTTCCAAGTTATAGTGGTTTTAATGTTCTTACGCAAGAAACTTATACGTTAAGAAACTTTACTTCAACAAATATTTCAGATAGCTATTTACAGTTTAATATTGGAACCGGAGAAATAACTTGTATGAGAACCGGAAGGTATAATTTAAACCTAGACTTTGACACTTTGGTTTCTTATAACTTTCCAAGTGGTGGTTTTACTACCGGTGGATTTTCACAAATAAAAACAATCGTAAAAAAGAATGGAAGGCAAGTTGGAATTGCGGGTTCTTCTTATTCTTTATCAAACACCCCTACAACTTATTCTTTAAATGCAGATACGGTACTAGATTTAGATGCGGGAGACATTGTAACAGTTGAATATTTAGTTACTAATAACTTTTCCGATGTAAATATTTTTACTTATGAAACAACTATTAACTTAAATAATGCTTTTAATCTAAATATGACTTCAATACAAGAGTCTTATCAATTAGGAAGTTTCTTTAGTGTTAACAGATTTATTCCTAAAATGAAGTGCGGAGAATTTGTAAAAGGCATTATTAATATGTTTAATCTTTACGTTTCAGAGCCTGACGAAGATGGGGTTGTAAAGATAGAACCACTTAGTCAATTTTATCAAGGAGAAGAGAATTGGACTGAGTTATTAGATTATTCAAGAGATATTAATATAGAACCAAGTGTAAACAAAAGTGCGAAGTCGTTTAATTTTAAGTTTGCAAAAGACGAAGATGTATTTAATAAAGAATACTTTGATACTTTTGGAGTTAATTATGGAGATTACAAATACACGAGTGATAACGAATATAATACAAAAGAGATAACTTTTCAGTTACCATTTGCTCAAAGTATTCCGGATGAAATATCAAGTGGTTATGTAATTCCTAATATTAGTCAAGTAGACAACGGAACTCCTAAACCATACAAAGGTAAGGCAAGAATATTCTTTAATAACGGATTAAAAGCTATGGGGGGTTGGAGTATAAACACCGGAACAAATCCTATTCCAATTACAACTTCTTATACAAGTTATCCTCAAGCACACCATAGTTACGGAAATATAACAAACCCAACTTTTGATTTAAACTTTAGTAAACCGGAATATGTAAAATATAATTTTACTAATTTTAGCAATAATAATCTGTTTAATAAATATCAAAGAATTAATATTTTAGAACAAACAAGTATTGATGGAAAGGTTTTAAAAGCATACTTTAATTTAGACTCTGACAATATAATGGACTTTAGAAAGTTGGTAAACATTAACGGTGTGCTTTACAGAAAGAATTTAATAGATAACTTTGATGCAAACGGAAACGAAACGACAAAAGTAGAACTTTACAAGGTATTAGAAACAACAGAGGTTTCTGTTCCGCAACCTATAATTTCAACCGGCATTCCGAATAGAGGCAATATTGCTTTAATTTCTTCTCCTAGATTAGTTGGAGAAGGTTCTCCAATAGTAAGAGGTGGACGAAATAGTGTTTTAAAAGAAAATACAAAATATTATACAATTTATGAACGAGTTTAAAAGAATGGTAATAAAGGTGTCGGATGTAGCAACAGAAGTTGCAACCATACCGACTACAAACGACCATACAGATGGCAGTTGGTTAGCTACTGATATTTATATAGGAGAGTTATTTCTAAATAT